CAATATTCTTCCGGAGGTCGTCTCCAGTCGAATCCACTCGCTTCCACTCAAACGGTTTGAAGCTGGTTTCCCCCGAACGAAGTTTTGCGCCACGCCCCAAGAAACCTCCAGCCGTGGTGGAGAGGGTTCCCGCGTCCAGAAGCTGATTGATAAGCGTGTTGATTGACTCGTTCAGGGGACCCAGCAGAATACCGAACCCAAGATCGTAGATTCCTCCATCCGGAGATGGAATGAAGGGGTACTTCGTGAAGTAATTGATGGCGTCGATGTGATAAACTTCGCCCGGCGAATTCCGCTTAACCCCAGACGAATGGAAGCGAGCAACAATCCGACAAAGGTGCGCCGTGTCTTTACGAACAGTGACAATATAAGGTTCCGCGAAGCCATCACCATCCAGATCCAGCCAGCGATGCTGCTCCAGAAGTTCCCGCGGCGTATTCGGATCGTTGTAGGCGGGTGATATTCCCTGCGCAACGGACGCTGCACGGTCAAGTTCCGATGAAAATCCGTTGTACTGAGCGGGTTGGTCGGAGGGGGGCGCACAAAAGAGGCCCTTCCGCTCCCGCGTCAGGATATAATTCTCACTAACCTCCAACCGATGTGTCAGCCGGCTCGCTTGCTCGAGACTCTTCGCGAAATAAGGGATTACCAGGTCTTTTGCCAGCACGTTTTCACTGACATTATGCCCAAGAAAACTGTCGAAATAGGACTTCTTGAACGCGCAACCGATAATCGGAACCGTAATCAGTACTCGATCATGGTTATCTTCCCAATTCTCGTCCTCTTCCCGAATCTGGTAGCTCATGTGCCAGAATCTGGTAGCTCATGTGCCCGGAGACGCGGGTTGCACGCGCAGATTTCGTCCCATCCGGGTCTTCTCCGAAGGTCTGGCACTTCACAATATCCGGTCCCGGAATCATCGCGGAGTATGCACGAGCATGGAACTGGAGGGCGGCGACCGTAATCAGGGGAAACTTCACGTTCGCGGCGTTCGGCCAGGGGAAGGTCTTCGTCTCGGCGACCTGAAGCGCAAGATTCAGCGCAGTCTTCATCCGCTCTTCCCATTCTGCTCGCGAACTCAGATCCATCTGATAGGTTTCCAGAACCTCGTGAGCGATCTTCGAGCAATCTTCTCGCGAAAGAAGACTCGCTACGTTCTCGGAGACCACCACTTTTTTCAGATCGAGGGCTGCATCAAGGTTCATTTTTAATATCCTGTCACAGCCGAGCGGCCGTCATTAACTCGCGGATCGTTCCTGCGCATCATCAGTTCTTCTTCTTCGAGGAAATCGTCCTCTTCAACTTCTCCAGAAACCTCGAAACCCTTTACCAGGATCGCGGTGGAATCGAACTGATCGTCCGCCAGCGCATCTCCCGTCCCGGTGAACCTCAAGTTTTCTGCCTCATACGCCGGATACCACTCAGCATCCTTATCATACCGGATGTTGCCAGCACGATGTTGCTTTTGATACGGACGGCCGCGAGTCGCCTTGTCCTTCACAGGATTAATTACCAGAAAACCCAGATAATGATTCCGTTCCCGCATTTCCTGATAGATCGTCTGCTCCAGTGCCTTCCAGATTACCCCACCTTCAACGATGAACTGCTCCGGTTTCCACCGAAGGTCCAGCTCAAACATCTTATCAATCCACTCAGTCGGATCCCAGCGACCAACGTGCTGGTCCACAATGCAGAGAGTTCCGCCTAGCGTCTCTCCCCCCACTGTGAAGCTCGTCCGATTCGCCCTATCCGCCTTACTCACCGCAAAGTCAACCCCGATATTGAACAACTTCGAGGCCTTGTGATCCGCTTCCGTCATGGGAAGGAAATCGGCCTTCCTCAAATAAGCTTCACTATGATCGAACGGATCGTTCAGATACTCCTGGCTATATCCCGCCGCATCTCCATCGTCGATAAACGCTTGACGAATCGCGCGAAGACGGCTTTCGGGAAACTGCTCGGGCCAGAGAATCTCGTCAAATTCATCGAATCCTCTATGTGCGCGAAAAAGCTTCGTGGCCCAAGTGGTCGCACGGAGGAGTCTAGTAAGGAGGGCATCTTCATGCAGGATGGTACCATGCATACGAACCAGACCACCACGACGGCGGCAAGGAAGGAGAGCGCGGTAGAACCACCTGCGGAATTTTTTCCGCCGATCATAGTTTTCAACCTGTTCATCCTCTTCCAGATCATCGCAGATAATAAGGCCGGGACGCTTCCCATTCCACTTCATCCCCCGCATCTTCTGTCCGGCGCCCTTCGCGATAAAGCGGGCTTGGTGTCCGTCCAGAAATTCCACGATAATGTCGGACTTCGAATCCGTCACCAGCCCTTTGATCTTAAACTCCCGAATCAGATCGTCGTTCTCACGGAGTTCCTTCGCAATGTCCGCAAGGTGGCCCATGGCCAGTTCTTCTGTCGCGCTCACAATCACGATATAATCTTGGGCGCGGAAGAGAACCGTTGCCAGTCCATAGTCATGCGTCAGAGCTGTACTCTTCGCGTGCTCTCGGGGAGCTGCCACTGCCGCCAGCTCGACCGGCGAGCAATACAACTCCCAGCAATCTCGGTGCAGTTGCGGTGTCGGCTGCGGATTATCATACAGGGGACTAAGAAACGTTCCTGCGAACGCCTCGATCAGTTTTGCTGTAAGTTCTACCCGCGCAACGGAGCTCATGAAGCGAATAACTCCTGCTGTCCCGTGACCTCGCGGAAGGAAACCGTTCCCTCCACCGTCTTTTCCGTCACCCTCGCCTGGAGAGCCAGTAGCCTGTCCGCCAGACCTTCAAGATGATCGTGCGGCATTACCACCACGGGCGCAGCCTGGTTTCCACCAAGCCCCAGTGCTTTTGCCCCAAGTTCCGCCGCCCGAAGTACCAACTGATCCGGAACCTGGAGGGCGGGCTGGCAAAGTTTCTCTTGCAGAACCTCAAGACTCTTTTCCACCACACCGCGAAACCGTTCCTCTATCGTCACCAGAAGCGCGGGATCAATCATCTCCTCCCGCCGCTCGGCCAGCTTCGCCTTAAACGCATCGCTCCCCATTACCGTGGAGAGCCATCCTTGCGTATACCCGAATATTGCCGCTAGTTTCTTTTGGCTTATGCCGGGTTCTGCAAGAATCATATCAATAACCGCTTCGTGCGTATATTTCAGCTTCGTCGGCCGGATCGCGCCAACGGGAGACAGGCCTTCCAGCCTCTCTTCCATCTCGTCCCATTCGCTTTCCATTCCAGTTCTCACGGCGCCTGTCCCTCATCTCATCTCCCCCACACCATACCACCCATTCCCTCTATTGTCAATAGTTTGGGGGCGGGAGCGAGGAACTAGGATGACGTGACCATCTTACCATAACGTAACGTGTTCGTGCTTCCTCAAACCCTACAAAAATATCTGGGGGGCTAGATATAAACTTTACGCGAATTTTTTTGCCCCCCTCCCCTTGAACCCCCCTCGCGCAGGCAGGGGGGTGCGCGCAAGCGTGCGAGCGTGCGTACAAGCGCAAACGGGCGGGCGGGCGGGCGCATCAAGACTGTTGATTGACGGTTGGCTGCAGGCATGGTTTATGCATGGTGCCGCAAATTGCGTCACATGTGCCGTAAATTGTCACATTGAGCATATTGTGTGCCTGCTCTCGTTTGGCATGGGCACGAGAGAATTAGCGTTTAAAATCAATGGATTAGAATTATTTTGTTGGTTTGTGGCATGGCAGGCATGGCATGTGCTCATAGGTTGGCGTACCAGCGGGAATGGCCCAATGGACAAATGAACGAGGATTGAAATGAACGATTCATACATCATTGTTGTAACGGACGTGGAACGCAGCATGACTCGCTTTCATGCGGAATGGCAGCCCGAATTGCCGGAGCATGACCCCGAACAGCGGGATGTCGAGTTGTATCGGCACGCACAGCCCGAATTGGCGCAAATGATTAACGCGGTCGGATCGGGTTCCGCTGTCGTACATATCGAATTGACCATCGCGTAATATCCCACCTAATGCCGTGTGACAGACGGCATTGTGGGCGATATTGCCCTGCAAACTAAACGAGGCTCATCATGAAAGAGAATCAACAAATTAAACCTATCATCGCACCCGACGGGCTGTCGATTGAATTCGAATTTCGGGGATTGCCCAGTCTGTTTTTCAATCTGCGCAAGGTGTCCGAAGTCAATATGCGCCGCGCGGCCGCGGTCGGGTTTTCCGATGTCCGAATCGTGAATGCCGCAGCCATCTCGCGGAATGCACCGGATGGATCGGTGCGGAGTCCGGCGGAAATGCTCAAGCTGAAGCGCGAGAAGATGGAGGCCTTGATTCTGAATTATGAAACTGGTACGCCGGAATGGAGACTTCCGCGGGCGACGGGCGGGGGTGGAAAACGCGACCTGTCGGGTATTACATTGCAGGCGATGCAACGGGTTTGGCCGGACAAGGATTGCGAGGCTCTCGCATGGCGGCTGGAACAGAAGCGCGGCATTTCGCGACGCGAGGCATACGCTGAGTTTGCGAAAACGAAACAGGTCGCTGAGGCAATCGCGGCAATCAAGGCAGAGCGTGCGACGATCGACTCGGATGATCTGCTCGCGGAAATGGACGAAGACGACGAGTAATTCACCGGCAGCCGTGTGACAGGCGGCTGCATGGGGATTATTTACCCCGTAACCTACTGGAGGCTCAAAATGATTGATATTACTATGGCTGAAATCTGCACTCAACTGGATCAGAACAATCCTCGCTGGATGTTCGATCTGGCGGACATGACAGATTTACGAGATGCGCTAAACGCAAAATGCCGCAACCCGGAATTTGACGTATCAGAGTTCTTGGCCGATCGCCTTCAGGGGCGTATCCATCAAGTTGCTCAAGCGGTTTTTGCGTGCTACTGGAGAGAGGCGACGAAATGACCTATGATCGAATCGCCGAAATCAAGCGGATGATAACCAAATGGAGGCCAGTGCAATGACCCGCAATAAATTCATGCCCCCTTCGGGGCGAGGCGGGGAAGGCGCTATCCTCATCCTCTGGGCCGTGTTCTGGTTTGGTGCAATGTGGTCGGCGCTCGGATAGGATGATGGGCAAGCGAATGGGCGGATTTCTCGCGGCATGGGGGAATCCGCCCATTTTCCGTTTGGGGAAATGCCCGGCACGGGGGCGCCGTGAGCGCACACGGGGTTATCCGCACGGGACCGGTATGTTAATATGGCGCGCACCCCGATCGGCCCGTGTGCGTCGATTGTGCGAATATAACCAAACGCTCATAAACCACGGGCCGGGGATTTCCAAGCCATTTCCCGAAACCTGCTCGACGAAAAGCGGCGGATTCCTTGCTTGACAGGTGAGGGGATATCATCATATCATCATCCATATCGGAATCATCATTATCATCATCATCCTCTTCGTACATCATACGAGGCATGCTCTCCCAGAGGGTTCCGTGTTCACATAAAAGGAGTAGTTTTTTTTTTTTTTT